ATTGGCGTCATCTCGGTCGCTTCTCCTTGTCGGGGTTCGTTCCCACTCCTGCGTTTGCTTCTTTGGTCTATTGGCAGGTGACTTGAGCGACGTCGCGTGCAACGCATGGGCTTGCACGGCTGGACTGTCCGGCCCAGCTCGGGCTGCGTCTTTTGCCTCTCCCAGCGTCTCGCGACGTTGGCGCAGCAGAGGGTTCCCAAATTGTCGAAAGAGCGGTCGGCTCGGTGGCCTGGGCCAGCGATGCGTTGCTGGGCCGTTGAGGCGAACATTAGGCAACCCTTCTTTTCTCGTCAATAGGTATTCCTAATTTTTTGCGATCAGGCACAAGAAAGCCCGCACTGGGCGGGCTTGAGTACGGACGGATCAGCGACTGGAAGGTGCTTCGGGATCTTCTGTAAGGCCCGGATTAGGGGCGCGGATGATTGCTATGACTGAGCATCGTAGGACAAGGCGGTCGCCTTTAGCGCTTCAGCGTGAGCAAAAATGTCATCGAGGGACTCAATGGGGTGGCGGGTTTCGTTCTTTTCGGAATCGAACGTTCCGATGTACTTTTGTGCCCTGTTGAAGTGAAGGCGAGCGATCGGCTTGCGGTTGTTGTCGTCCAGCAGGATGCCAAAGTAGCTCTGAGTGTCACGAGCTGCGATGCGCTTCACGTCAACCACCGACCGAACAATGGCTTTGACTATCGTGTAGCCCTCGATCTCTTCGGCGGTTGTCACCACTCGGTCTTTTTCCTCTTCTTCACCTTGAGATGCTGGTGCCGAATGTTCAGCTTGCGGTTGCGCTACGAGGACGGGTTGTGAGCTCCCGGTAATTGCAGACTTGAGGCGCTCATTTATTTGATCGCTTAAGAATTGCGAGGCTGCCTTTCTGGTGAGCAGGGTGAACTGGTCGCGCACCTTCTGAGTAATTATCCCTTCGTACACCCGAGAGGCGAACAGTCGAACAAAGTCCTCATCGGGCTGGCTGAACTGAGATGCCAATGCTCGCTTGATTTGTCCGACGTACTTTAGCTCGCCAGCAGCATTTATGATTGACTCGACATCAAATGCAGATTTTGTAAGCTTTTGAAGCTCTGGGATCGCGTGGTCGTCGATATCCAAAAGATCCAACTCAAGGAATGGCTTCTCATCCATCTTGTTAGGTGCATCCAAGTCAGTGAAGAATTTATAGACCTGGCCGTTTGTTAGGATTGATATCCTGGCATTTGTAACATGGAAGTATCGGAATAGTTGGCTGGCGTGGTTTATATTTAGAGGCTCCCCGATCTTCTTGCTCTCTATGAGTATTTGTATCTCGCCCTCCTTGAGTATTGCATAGTCTACCTTCTCTCCCTTCTTGGTTCCTATGTCCGAGGTAAACTCCGGAACAACCTCCAGAGGGTTGAAAACATCGTACCCCAAAACTGACTGTATAAATGGCATGACAAATGCATTCTTTGTCGCCTCTTCAGTCTGGATGGCGGACTTCTGCTGGCGGATCTTTGCGGCCAGGCTGGCTAGTTTCTCTTCGAACTCCATGACTCCCTCCCCGGGGTCCTTTTAAAAGCAACTGGTGGCCAGGTGTCCGGCCTCCCTTCCCAAAACTATAAGACCGCCGAAATAGGGCTTACACCCTACAAAACGCCAGCAGGAAGCTTATAGTCAACCACGCGACCTATGATTCGAACCGTGTCGCTCACCTCAAGAGTTCGGTATACGGGGTTGATAGGTTTTAGATACTCGAACCCAGCATCCCTAACATACTGTTTCACCGTTGTATCGCGTTTTTTCCCAGGCTCGTAGCAAACCGCAACGTAGTATTTTCCGCTGATTAGGTCGAACCCTTCGGGTTGTATTAATATTCGACTCCCTTGCGGGAATAGTGGCGTCATCGAGTCGCCGTTAATTACAAGCCAATATCCATGTGGGCCAGCCTTTTCTTCCGACTCCAGCCATTCATCTGCATCGCCAGGCTGAAAATTGTCCGGACTTTCGGCCCAGTCCCCAGCCCTGACCCAACTGATCACTGGATACTTATTCCTTTTCCTTGGGGGCGTAGCCACTGGGATCACATTGGCATGCTCGCTTTGTGCACTACCAGCCTGCTCCGGATTGTCCCTGCCTGTTGGTGCGTGCTCGCGCATAGGGCCTTTTCCCGTTGCCAGCCACAGAGGGCTGACTTTCAGAAATGCCGCAGCATTGAGGAGATTCTCTCCCTCGATGCTTTTTGTCTTTCCTGAGATCCAGTCATTTACCGATGGCGCGGTGATATGACAGGCGCGCGCAAGAGCCGCCTGAGAAACCCTGGGCGGCCCCGCCATTGCGATCTTGAGTCGTTCTTGAAGTGTCTGCATTAGGAGAGCCTATCATCGGGCATCTAAGGTATTCCTATTGACCTGAATAAAAGGCATGCCTAATATCGCGATGTCAGACCAAGAGAGAGCAACGCATGACGCCCAGCGAAATCATTGACGCCCTTGGCGGGACATTCCGCGTTGCGGAGCTGTGCGAGGTGAAGCCGCCGTCGGTAAGCGAGTGGAGAAGGCGCGGCATCCCGCGCGCACGAATGATGTTTCTCCGAATTGCTCGACCTGAAGCGTTCGCATGGATGGATGAGAAGGCTAAGGGCCAGGAAAGCAGGGTAGAAGGCGCCGCCGACTGACAAGCACAAATTTACTGAACCCGAATTTGTGGCGTTAGACAGGCGCGACCCCTGTTCAGGCATCCAGTAGAGCAGACAGCAAAAAGCCCGGCGGCTACCGGGCTTTTTGAGGAGGCACCGGAAGGCGGTGCCGAACATCCAACGGAGACGAATATGTCACAAGTTGCAGTCATCCAACAAGGCCCGGTCCTGACGATGAGCAGTCGTGAGATTGCGGAGCTGACCGGCAAGAAGCACAAGAACGTCTTGAGGGATATTCGGGAGATGCTGGAGGCGTTGAGGAGGGATGGCTCAGATTTGAGCCATGTCCGGGAAGACCTCGACTCCCGCGGGTACACCGAGAATTTCCACCTTGACCGAGACCTGACCGAGACCCTCATCTCTGGTTACAGCGTTCCCCTTCGGTACCGGGTGATTCGACGACTCCACGAACTGGAGTCCAGCCAGGTTCCGAGCATCCCAACCAGTTTGCCGGAAGCACTCAGGCTCGCCGCCGACCAGGCCGAGCAGAACCAGGCGCTGAGATTGGTCATCAATGAGCAGGCACCCAAGGTCCAGGCCCTGGAGCGACTCAGCGGCGCAGCAGGAACGATGTGCATCACGGATGCTGCCAAGCACCTGAAGGTCAGTCCCTCCAGGCTCTTCGACTGGCTCCAGCAGAACCGATGGATCTACCGCCGGAGCGGCTCTGCTCGCTGGATCGGCTATCAGCCACGAATCCAAGACGGTTGGATCATGCACAAGGTGACGGTTCTCGGTCGTGACGACCAGGGCGACGAGCGCGCGGCGAGCCAGGTACGCATCACTGCCAAGGGGCTGTCGGTGCTGGCGCGGAAGATCGAGGAGGGCAAGCTGTGATCCTCGATAGTGTGTCGCGACACGAAATCACGAATCAAGAAAATGTGTCGCCGGAGGTGAGCCAGTGAGCACGATCATCATGTCGGCCTGCTGGCCTCTCCAGGGCATGAGCCCCGCACAGAAGGCGGTACTGATCTCGCTGGCAGACCAGGCGAACGACCAGGGCGTGTGCTGGCCGGCGGTTGACAGCATAGCGATGCGTTGCTGCCTGTCGAAGCGTGCGGTACAGCAGGCCATCAAGTGGCTGCGTGGCGCAGGGATTGTGAGCGTAGAGGAGCGCCAGGGCAGGTCGACCATGTACTCGGTGACCCCCGCAGCATATGCACCCCCGCAGGAAATGCACCCCAGCAGCATATGCACCCCCGCAGCAAATGCACCCACCCCCGCAGATGTTGCACCCCCACCCCCGCAGGATCTGCACCCCACCCCCGCAGATGCTGCACCCAGAACCGTAATAGAACCTACAAGGGAACCATCAGGAGAACCGTCACCTTTGCCGACCCGTTCCGGGCCGGCGGCTGGCGAAGCGCTGCAGGAGGCTTGCCGGAATGTGTGGGCAGCGTACCGGGCAGCCTACGAGGCGCGCTGGGGTGTTCAGCCGGTGCGAAACGCCAAGGTCAACTCCCAGGTGAAGCAACTGGTTGCCGCCCTCGGCGGCGAGGCTCCAGCGGTAGCGGCGTTCTTCGTCGGGCTGGATGACAAGTTCCTGGTCGACAGTTGCCATGAGTTCGGGTTGCTACTGGCCAAGGCTGGCGCTTACCGGACGAAGTGGGCGACAGCCGGTTCCGCGCCGTCGACCGATTGGACTGATCAGGTGCAGCTATGACCCGCAGGCAGTTCGAGCCTCAATCGGTCGGTGCTGTGCTGGCGCATGTGAATCAGGGCGCTGGGCTGCGCCCCTTGTCCCAGCCGGCGGTGAAGGTCGATCCCCAGACGAGAGGCGAGGTCGACCGGTTGTTCTTGCGGATCAAGGCGATCTGCCCTGGATGGCGAAGCTCCTGGCCCAACGATGAGGTCGAGAACGCTGCGAAGGCGGAGTGGCTGGCAGAGATCGTCCGGCAACAGGTTACGCGCCGCGAGCAACTGCAGGCCGGGGTAAGAGCGTTGAGCGCGCAGGCAAGGCCGCTTGTTCCATCTGCCGGCCAGTTCTGCGCCTGGTGCTGGGCTCCTGAGGTCTTCGGCCTGCCATCCCTTGATGACGCATATCGCGAGGCGCTGGCCAACACCCACCCGGCAATGGTCGGAGCAGCGAAATGGAGTTGCCCTGCGGTGTATTGGGCTGCCGCTGGCGCTGGATTCAGCCGGCTGCAGGCTCTGGCAAGAAAGGATGGGCTGGCGGCGCTGGAGATCTCCTACCGGCAGATCATCAAGAAGCTGGCGCGCGGCGAGGCGCTCGGGAAGGTTCCGGAGGGAGAGGTCACCCACCAGAAGCCGCGAACCCAATCCGTTGGAATTGCTGCGCTTGCGCAGCTTCGAAAACAACTCAAAGGAGGAGATCGCTCATGAAGTGGAGCGTACTCAACGACTATCTGATGGTTAGCGATACCCAGCCACCCTACAAGGTCTGCAAGCTCCTGGTCGCCGGTGAGGCTCACTACCGGGCCAGCGTACAGGGTGAATTCATTTGCACCCCGGTTGCGACTGCGAAGGAGGCGTGCGGTGTTTGCGAGCGCCATCACCAGATCACCTTCCCGCGGGAGGTCGCGTGAAGGGGCGGGCCGTTACTTCGGAGCAGAAGCGCTGGCACGACCTGCTGGCGCGCCATGTGGGGTGCATCGCCTGTCGGGTGTCCATGGGGATCGTGAACACCTATTGCAGCATTCACCACGTCGACGGCAGGACGAAGCCCCACGCGCATTGGTATGTGCTGCCGCTGTGCGCTGGGCATCATCAAAACGGCTACGGCGGTGCGGGCTTCACCGGGGTCGCCGTTCACCCGTACAAGGCGCGCTTTGAGGCTGAGTACGGAACCCAATCGGACCTGCTTTCGAAATGCGCCTCGATCTTGGCGGAGGAGGGGCACGACATACCGGCGGGGTTCCTCGCATGGCTAGACGGTGGCGAGGTGGAAGCATGATCTCTATTCGCCTTCCCTGGCCGCCCAGCAACAACACCTACTACCGGAACACGCAGTCCGGAACGCTGATCAGCGAGCGCGGCAGGAGTTATCGCCGATCGGTATTGCAGCACTGCCTTGCACAAGGCATCAGGAGGACGTCCGGGCCTGTTCGGGTTGTTATCCATGCATCCCCGCCAGATCGGCGAAAGCGCGACCTCGACAATCTCCTCAAAGGGCTCCTTGACTCGTTGACCAAGGCTGGCGCCTGGGATGACGACGGATTGGTAGATGACCTGCGGATTGTTCGAGGCGAGGTGAAAGCTGGGGGCGAGGTTCTGGTGACCATCGAGGCGCTGGCATGAAAAAGACACATGGTCCAGATCTGACGACCAAGCCACGCCTGCTCGCTCAGTGCCCCGTTTGCCACGGAAAAGGGTACAGCCGTGGCGTGTTCCACGAGATCGATTGCGCCGCTTGTGGAGCAGCGGGGTTCGTCGATGGCGTGACGGGGCTGGCGCTGGAGCAGCGGGATGCGGTGGTGCAACTGCGGATGTGGGTAAAGCGGCTGCTGGAAGAGCAGCGACGCCAGGCGAGCAGGCTGGCGCGAGAAGAGAACAACCGGAAGGGCGCTGGCGGCGCTCACTTTCGAGGGGATTGACCAGCCATTGGCGCTACGCGCGCCGGAGGAGAGGACGATGATTTACGAAAGCGTTTCAAGTGCGGTCGTTTCGGCGCTGGCAGCAGACTGCATCGACAACACAAGCAAGCAGGCATGGCAAAAGCTCTATCAGGCCGGCGAGCCTGGTCGTCGTGGCGGAGTGATGGTATCCGCTGATCTCAGGCAGCAAATCGATTGCTGGGTACATGCTCGCTTGCATGACCAACTCATTCCGCGCCACTGGGCGGCGCTGGTGGCGAAGTACAGCACTCACCAGGCTAAGAAAGTCCAGGCGATCTCTCTTCTGCGGTCGGTGGTCGCAACGCCGGCTCCTGCTCTTTTCCTCTACAAGGCTATAACGACTTGGGCGATTCCGAAACTGAAGGGTGTCCAGCCGGCGCTGCGGAAAACCGTCTCTGTCGAAATCCCAGTGGACGGATCACCAGAAAAGCAGGCCAGGGCCGTGCGCGCCGCGCTGGAGGCAGAGCGAGTGAAGCGGAAGCGCCTTATGGCTCGATCGTCTGGAATGATCGTCCTGCCGGATGAGTTCTACGACATGAACACATGGGATCTCGATGGAAAGCCCGAATCGACTCGGCGTGAGTGGCGCAGGAAGATTCATCGTGTTCTCGACGAAATGGTCGACGAGGCGCTGGTGGCGGCCGAGCAGATTCTCAACGCGGAGGGCTTGCTGGCCAAGGATGCGGCATAGGGCTTGACTTGCTGTCATCACTCCATCAATATTTATCCCATCCTGCCGATCTTGCGCGTTTTGAGGATCGAGCAACAAAGAGCCCAGCCTTCGAGCTGGGCTTTTCCGTTTCTGCAGGTGGCGCATTGCGCTGCGGGGCGCACGGCCCCCTTGAAAGGCCGTACCTGCACCTATCCCTGGCCCAGCCCTCGCGCTGGGCTTTTTCATTTCCGCCCCGCCGAGGGGATATCGAGACTATGAAGATGCCAGAGAAGGACCCGTCATTCTGGGCCACGGTGCTGCTCGCGCTGCGCGAGCAAGGGCTGGCGATGGGGCTCGCCTTCATCCTTACCTGGCTCCGTACCCAGTACGAGGGGAAGGAGCCGAGCATTGTTCGGCAACTGATCGAGGCGGCCCTTGGCGCGATGCTGGTCATGGTTGTCGGTCTCACCGCCAAGGAGTTTGGCTGGAGCCCTGCCTGGCAGTTCTTCGCCGCCGGCTTTGTTGGTGTCCTCGGGGTAAGCACCGTGCAAAAGCTGGGCGCACGCTGGGCGGAAAGGAAGGTGGGCTGATGAAGATCACCGCTGACCAACTCGACCGCGCTACCGGCTGCGGTGCTGCTACTGCCTCGACCTGGGTCGAACACATCAACGGCGCCATGGCCCGGTTCGAGATCAACACGCCCGAGCGTGTGGCGATGTTCCTAGCTCAGGTCGGGCACGAAAGCCAGAGCCTCAAGCGCCTGGTCGAGAACCTGAACTACTCCGCAGAGGGGCTGCTCAAGACCTGGCCGAAGCGGTTCGACCCGGTAGAGGCTCGCCAGTATGCCCGCCAGCCCGAGCGCATCGCCAACCGCGTCTACGCAAACCGGATGGGCAACGGCTCACCGGATACAGGCGATGGGTATCGATACCGTGGTCGTGGCCTGATCATGATCACCGGACACGACAACTACGCCGAAGCCGCCCGCGCCCTGGCGCTGCCACTGGTGGCGCAACCGGAACTGCTCGAGCAACGGACCTGGGCAGCAATCGCCGCGGGGTGGTTCTGGAAGTCGCGGGGTTTAAACGACCTGGCTGACCAAGGCCGTTTCGAGAAGATTACTCTCCGCATAAACGGATCGTTCACCGGGGCTGAGGATCGCAACGCCCGGCTCGAATGGGCGCGTGCTGCGCTCAAGGGGGAATGATGCTCGGGTTCACGACGAAAGCCGAAGCTCGACAGATCGGCGTCTCGCACCATGGGAGCTATTACGGCATTCCGATGTGGCTGGGGGATGTCGATAGCTATTGCCCGCTGGCGTTCGCCAAGTGGGCGCCGCTTGAACTTGTCGTCTCCCTGTTCTCGGTCATCGAGGGCATCGTCAACTCGATGCTCGATCAAGAGCCGACGTTCATGTTCAAGGTTGGTCGGAGGATCGATCAGTGACCTGGCGACCATGGTTGGTGGTCGCCCTGGTAGCCGCGCTTGTGTTCTGGCGCCTCGATCATGTGACCGCTCAGCGTGATGACCTGCAGGCCGCCGTCGAGCAATCCGCCGAGACGATCACCGCCATGGCCCAGCAGGCCCAGCGCGAAACCCAGGCGCAGGTCCAGACCGATGCCCTGGCCCGAACCTACCAAGCAGCACTAC